CATAACACCTTTGAGGTCGTCTAAGTTTGCTATATCAGCACCAAGTAAATTACCAAATGATTTACCGAGTTCTAATAACTGTGCCGCAACTTCATCATCAATTAAGAATCCAGCCGCGGCACCAATTAGAGCGAATTTTTTACCAAGAAGAGAACCAAGAGCACCACCTTGAATTGCTCGAGTAACTTGGTTTTTCATCTCGGCAGAAGCTTCTGGACCAAGCAAAAATCCTGCAATCTCATCAGCAAAGATGCCAACTGCAAGAGCTGGAATACCACGTTTAAGAAGAACACCGGCAAGAATTCCGGGAAGAGCCATTAGAGCAGCAGGTGTCAAGAAACTACCTATTTTACCAAGCATTCCTTGAATATTACCTAAACCTTTTTCTGCGCCACCTTTAATAGCTCCACCAGCAGCACTTAATCCACCAGCAACTCGAGAAAATCTTCCGCCTTCTCTGTCTTTCTCAAGATCTTTCAACTTAGCCATTGAAGCAGCTTTAAGTTGAGATTCTAGAGTTTTAGACAATAGATTATTCGTCGAAAGAACAGACTTCTGAGTATCTCTCAGAATTTCATTCTGCGATAATAGAGTTTCATTTACTGCTTTTAAATTTGCCATCTATTGCTGCTGCTGATTCTTCTCTTTCATATGCTGTATGAGCATATAGATTATGATTTCCCTCTCCCACGGTATCATATTATCAAGTTCAGTTAACGAATATTGGTGCTCTTGAGCTAATAAAAAATTGGTTTGATAATAATTTTCTAGAGTATCATGAGAAAGGTTTATGAAAAAAAATCTTGCAGTCCCTCCACTACTAATGTGTTTTCTTTTTCGCATTTTTCACAATTGAATTTCTTTTGGTATTTCATCGATGGTACATTAGAAACAAAGTCTGCAATCTTTCCGTATTGTTCATCATTCAATGACGAAATAAAATCATCGATCTCTTCAATTGTTTCATCTTTTAATATAACATTTTCTTCCTCAGTCTGAATTGCTTCCATACAATTACGAAGTGTAGCAAGTAATTGTTCAGTCTGAGTACGTTTATCGTTTAATAGAACTCTATCACCAATGATGTCAGTGTAAGTAGGATATTTCATTTTCAATGTATATGTGTCATTGAGCTCGATAGTCATATCTTTCTTTTCAACATCAATATTGATTTCATTTAAATTGATAGTTAGCTTATTTTCATGACCACAGTTTGTACACTTCATGATAACATCGTTAGTTTCACCAACAGACTTTGATCGGATCTGTGTAAAGATATAATCAACATCGAATGTTGCTAATTTACCAACATCAATATTTTTAACACACGCTTGAATACAATTCAAAACTGCTTTTAAAATTTGTTTTACGTCTTTTGATTCATATGAAATCATAAGGACTTTCTGTTCTTTTACTAAGAATGGCCTGAAGCCAACAGAGTGTCCAGTCGAAGGTACCGTCAATTCATACTCAGGTACATCATTTAGTCGCGGTAGTGCCATAATTTACTCCTTAAAGGCCATATCCAAGAGAAAGCTGACCAGCTGGTACTCTTTCCCAAAATCTATAAGACATCGTAACACTGAATGTTACAAATCCGTCTTGATCATTATTATAGTCAATTTGACTCAATGTTGTCGGAAATGCGTCAACTAGCGCACAAGAATAAGTTGAAATCTGCGGGTTCATTCCAAGTGGTAGAGATATACGACCAAATGGAATAGGGTTTGCTAATTGGTGAATGGTAACTCTCTTCTTATATTCAGTCGGATAATTGACAACGTTCTTGTCCTGATTTCCGGGAGAAGTATCATGCATTGTTGCAATCCAGCTTTCAAAATAATTACGAATCGGAAGTGTTGAAGTCTCCATGAATTGAAGAGTCACATCATCCATAGCATAACCATACATTACTTTTTGCTGTTCGATACCAACTCGACGTTCATGAGTCAACATTTGTTTACCCGGAAGAGTTGCGTTTGTACAAAGAATATTTCGTTGTGCTGAACCAAGAGCACCTGTGATTGCTCCAAGTACTCCGGTGCCACCGCCAATTGATGGTAAACTAACCATGAACTTGTTTGTACGAGCCAGTCCTAGTCCAGCAGTGATAGCTAATTTTAATGTGTCTACGCTGCTCATCCTCTTAACTTCTTCCTCGAATCTCTATAAACTGAATTAGCACTTGCTTTATTCCAATCTGCCATTGGAAGGAATGTAGCGATTTCCCATTCAGGTTTGTCAACTAGAGCAAATCTGCTTTTGACATGTTTGAACAAATAATGCTTCATTGCTGGTGCAATATATTTCTGTGGAATTTTTGCGTTATCATTTCCTAGTATTACGTCAAGAAGTTTGGCTCTGAGAGTTGGTGGCAAATAATGTAGATTCAATCCATAGAATCCACCTTTTGCCGGGCCCATCATAATGATCAGAGGAAATCCATCATAATATGGTAGAGTGTCTTTATGCTTTGGATCATAGAAATACATGTACATATTTCCAAGCAATCCAGTTTTAGTTATCGGTTTATTCCTAAGATCTAATGCATCGTCTTGCATAATCTTATTGCGGTTACCGACGGTTCTGCCTCGGAACATTTCGCGTGCTTTGTTCCGAAACCACTCAATAGATTGCTTTGTCCGGGGTGTAATACCAGCGCGGAACGCTTCAATCTCGAGTTCTCTAAATAAACTTTCTCCTGCCATACGTGTATTTATAACTATTTCTTGCGTCTTTTATAAGGCTTCAACGGCTTTAATTTACCGGGAACTTTCTTCAAGGGTTTAGACATAATCCCCATTGACGTTAATGTTTCTTCGGTCCAGATTTGAAACTCCCATTTACGATCTTTACAAAACGATTGAGCAGCTTCCCACTTATTCATATTCTTTACATAAGTGACTGCCTCATTTATGTATTGCCTTTGGTTTTTTCCGGTTTTCTTGGGTGGGGCTGTTTCTTTTGCTGGCTTGATTTCGACGAGGACTGTTTTGTTTTCAAAGACAATCTTGATATCGGGGAAATAGCGGTGATACTTTTTATCGACGTCATAGTAGTATGGAATCACAATCTCTTCGGATGACCACTTCTTTACTTTTGGATTTCTGTCGAGCCATTTAAATGTGTCTCTTTCCCACAACGATCTATATACTACGTTGTTTGGATCACCAGCGTACTTCTTTTTATTCTCTACAGTGTATCTTCCAGAATAGGCCATTTTACGTTATAAATACTCATGAGTTATTTGTATATCTATAGGAAAAGAACGAATGTCTTATACACTAATGGACGAGAGCTGGGCTAACCAAGGCGATCAAAGAGTCACTGGTCCCTATCAGTATCCGCTTGAAAGAAACCAGCTCCTTACACGAATCTCATTTCAAGCAATGAAAATACTACCACCCGAGTTTAGCGTTAATTATAATGCTAGTGAGACATATACAGCCGGACCGCCAAATCAAATAAGAACTAAAGAATCTGGAAATATTACTTCAACTGGGTTAAAAATGCGGTCTATCCCTGGTGAAAAAGCGCTTATTCATGTTCCTATTAGTTTTCAAGTAAATGATGGATTCAACTATAGTGGTGCAGAACTTGGAGCGTTTGGTGGTGCTATTACAAATGTTCTAAATCAAGGTGGATCAGTTGGTCAGGCTGCGATGGAAGGTTTAAAAGAAACCGGCCAAAGTTTTCTTTCGCTATTAAGCGCATTCGGTGGGTCTGAACAAGAACTTGGTAGACTCGGTATTGCTCGATTAGCAAGAGGTTTACCCGTTGGATCTCAGGCTGTACAGGTTGGTGCTAGAGTTTCAGTAAATCCAAATGCACGTACCGCATTTCAAAATGTTAACATCCGTGAATTTAACTTTGCTTTCAAGTTTCTTCCAACAAGTTTTGAAGAGTCTAAACAAGTCAAAGCAATTATTAATTTCTTCAGGTGGCATTCGTATCCTGAGTTAATTGGTGATCCTAACTTTGCGGTTGGTTATGAATACCCAAATATGTTTAGAATTAAACTGCAATACACCGGTGATGGAAGTCCAAAAAATATTGGCACTCCTATTAAGCTGTGTTATTGTAAGTCAATTAGTACTACATATAATCCAACATCTACAACTGTATTCTCCGATGGTTCACCAACAGAGATTGATATGAACGTTACATTTGCAGAATACAAAGCACAGTCAAGAAACGATGTCTTTTTGCAGGACAATGTTTCGTATTACGATTTTGAAGGTGTGGCTGATGAGAATGAAGTACTTGCTCCACCAGCTGAAGGACCTCGACAGCGTACTGCTGCTGATACACCGGAGGGATTATAATGTCTAATTTCTTTAAGTCTTTTCCAATTATTGATTATAAGTTTGGTGAAAACGAAGCTACAGACAAGTTTGAAAATATATCTGTGTATGCCAACATTGTTGATCAAGTAATGAACAACGTTGCTGCTTATACTGAATATTACGCTCTTCCAGAAGATAGGCCAGATACAGTATCTGAAAAATTATATGGAACTCCAAATTATCATTGGACTTTTTATTTAACGAATGAAGATGTTCGCTCAACTGGTTGGCCATTGTCGCCTCGTCAATTGTTCAATCAAATTACTCAATTATATCCTAGGCGTGTGATTACAACTCGAACTAAATTAACAGACAAGTTTAAAGTAGGTCAAACAATTACTGGTAGCACTTCGGCAGCGACTGCAACAATTGCACAAAGAAATCTTAATTTTGGTCAATTATTTCTCGAGGACGTGAGTGGTTCATTTCTTGTTGGTGAGAATATTAATAGTGTAAATACCGATAATGTTACTGAAACAATTGTAGCAACCAGCTTTGAGTTTCAGTATAATACTGCTCATCATTACGAAAACGCTGAAGGCCATATTGTTGATATAGATCCTGAAGTTGGACCGGGAGCTCTTTTAACTGAAGTAACTTGGTATCAGCGTTTAGAAAGACTGAATGACGCGAAAAGGCAAATGAAAGTTATTAAACCATCAATCATTCGTGAAGTCGCTAGATCGTTTAGAGATACTGTTGGAACATAATGCCTCCTATTGAAAGAACAAAATCATCGTTTGAACTCGACCAGGTGTTGCTTGAATCTGAGCGACTGCCAAAATCTGTTGACCTGAAAAGAGTCGTTACTGATTTAGATATATTTGAACACCTTGATAAACCATATCTTACTGCAGAAATGTCTATAGCCGATCAGACAAATCTTTACGAAACTGCTGGTATAATTGGCGGTGAAAGAATTACAATTACTATTACGTCGGCCAAAGATGATGTTTCTGTACCAATCACCAATCATTTTTACGTTACTAAAGCAAAAGTAATTTATGCTAATGATGATTCACAACTTGTAATCTTTAGTCTTATTGAAGACATTGCTTTCATATCAAACTTATATAACGTCAATCGACATTATTCTGGTAAGTGCGGAAACATTATTGAAAAAATAGCAAAGCAATATTTCAAAGAACAACTGAGCTCAGACGAACCACTTAGCCAACTAAAAAATGAAAATCAAAATTTACACTTGATTGTTCCAAATATGGATCCATTAGAAGCTATGCAATGGGTGCGAAATAGAGCAACAACAGTTGAAGGATTTCCGTTCTATCTGCATTCGTCTTTGACAAAGGATAGTTTGTTTTTTAGAGATCTTGGTACACTCTTAACTCAACCAGTGATTAATCCAATTGAACGCTTTAGAATTGACAAAGCTTCTCTTGATTCTCCAAGTAATAAAATGATTATTAATCATAAATTTGAGTCATTTCAAAATATTGTAACCATGATTGCAAAAGGCTTAATTGGATCTAGTTATCGTTATATCGACACTACACAAGAAACCAGTCGGACTTTTTCTTTTGATGTGAGAAGAGATCTATACGATGTGCTGATTGAAAAAGGATTTATGGCTGGCCAAGAAAATCCAGAGTTCTCGACATTATACAAAGTTAATGAAAAATCATTTAACGAATATAGAAGTAGAGACATCACACGAATTGGTGGATCTAACTCTCAACGTAATTTCTTTTGGAATGATGACCAAGAACACACATGGGACAATGGCTATTCAGAATCAAAAACTGCAGCTGGTTACAAACAGGTTGTAATTTCATGTGTAATGGATGACATCATCAAGAGAGCTCCTTTTACTATGATTGTTGATGGAATCAACTTTATTGACGGTGATAAACATTCAACAATTGGAAATAATATTGCTGTTGAATTTCCAAAGGCAACTGCTGACAGAGATACAGGATCAAATCAAATAGATACAAGAAGGTCAGGCAATTATTTGATTTTTGCTTGTCGGCATATGTTTAAGAAAGAAAAATATGAAGTGTCTCTTTCATGCGTAAAGATGGGAGATTTGAGACAGAATGACTAGTTTATACAAACAATTTTATGGTGACGGAACAAGATGGTTTATAGGTGAAGTGACATCTATTAAAGATCCTCTTCAACTCGGTCGAGTGAGAGTTCAGATTGAAGGTATTCATCACGACAATAGTAATCTAATACCGCGGCACAGGTTACCTTGGGCGCAATGTTTAGTGCCTATCACTGAAGGTGGTACGAATGGATATGGAAATAATCTAGGAATTCAAGTTGGTGCTAGAGTTTTCGGTGTTTTCCTTGATGGCACAGATTCTCAATTACCGTTAGTTATGGGTACGTTGCCTAAATTTGAAAATACTACAAATGCTGATGGTACAATCAATCTTGCAAGAAACAATAGTGACGTACAGAATAAATCAACAAATGTTTTAGCAACTGGAACAAATACATTAGTTGCTCGAAAAGTTTCAAACCAGACTGATCCAGTAAAAATTGCAAAAGATGCAAATTCTCGTGGAGGTGAAGAGCCGTTTGACGAACCGGATTCTCCATACAACACAATATATCCAATGAACTACGTCCATGAAACTCCTCGTGGAAATGTAATTGAAATTGATG